CCAACTGATCTTCTGACCAGTAGGGGACCGAGGTCCAGTTTGAGATAATCGGATGCTTTCCGGCAGCCGTGCACTCGGGATTACCGCAGCCGCAAGTCTTATGTTTTGTAATTGGGTGAAGGCCAAAGACGCGATAACCGGCCTCCCAAAAATTTTTATATGACATGCTTAATCACCAGCCCAATCATCAATAATTTCTTGAATTAAACTTGATGTTTTTTGGGTAGCGATTTGAACAATATACAAAAAATGCTCTTCACTTTTTTTCATATTTCGCCCCAAACAAATAATCCGAGAGTTTTTTAATAGTCTCAATTGACGGATTATCATTTTTTTTGCCTGCAATTGCCCGCACGGTATTTTCATGCAGCCCAGTTTGAGCGGCCACCTTGGAAAGGTTCCGATCCTCCAAAGCATCTCTTATCCGCTGCAACTGCTCGCTGACGGTCTGCAAGATTATCTGGTCTGGTTTTTCAAGCTCTTCCATCATTGTTCCTTTTTCAACAATTGTGGTGTTGACAATCCCACACTCCGTCTGTAGTGTCAACCCCGTTGAAGTAGAGGAGTGTGCCAATGGGCATTTTAGATATGGTAAGCAAACCGGTTGATCGTCCGGTTATTGTAACGATCTGCGGCGACAGCGGTATGGGTAAGACCACACTGGCTGCCGCGTTTCCCAAACCCATCGTGATTCGTGCTGAAGATGGCCTGCAGGCTATTCCTTCAAGCATGCGCCCCGATGCATTTCCCGTTTTGGGAACGCCCGAAGACCTTTGGGAGCAGCTCAAGGGACTGATCAACGAGCCTCATGATTATCAGACGCTCGTTGTGGACAGCGTGACGGCGCTTGAACGCATGTTTACGCAGTATGTGGTCGACACCGACCCGAAGAAACCGAGGGGCATCCAGCAGGCTCTGGGAGGCTACGGCGCAGGCCGTGACGCCGTTCTGGGCATGCACCAACGCCTTCGGAAGGCGGCGGGCATCCTCGCCGACAAGCGCGGCATGAACACTGTGTTCATCGCTCACGTTGAGATTGGCATGGAAAACCCGCCAGATGACGATTCGTTCTCAAAGTACGGATTGCGCTTGCATGCCAAAAGCATGCCTCCCTATGTCGATGATGTCGACGTCGTTGGGTTCTTGAAGCTTGAGACTTTCACCACCGGTGAGGGCGAACGGAAGAAGGCGATCTCGGACGGCACTCGCGTCCTGATCACTTATGCGACCGCAGCCAACGTCTCAAAGAACCGCTTTGGCATCAGTGAGCCGATTACGGTTCAGCCAGGGACAAATCCTTTGGCAGATTTCATCCCAGCATTGAATGTTAAGAAGAAGGAGAAGGCCCAATGAGTTTCACTTGGGATTTGTCAGACGGCGATGACATCGCCAAGGTAGGCAGTAAGTATGAGATCGAGGGCGGTTCAATTGAGCCGATCCCGAACGACACGACCTGCACTGCCTATATTGAGCAGGCGAATATTGAAAAAAACCGTGATGGTTTGCAGTTTATCAATATCCGCTGGTCGGTTGTCGCACCGTCTGAGTATAAAAACCGCAAGGTGTTTCAGAAGCTCTGGTGTCTCGACGATGACCCCCGCGCAAAAGATGCGGCGGTCAAGAAGGACAAGGCAAAGAAGATGTTGTTTGTGATCGACAGCAATGCCGGTGGCAAGATGTTCTCAAGCGGCAAGCCCATGTCCGATGCATTGCTTTCTACGGTTGCTGGCAAGCAGATGCAGATTAAGGTCATGACCTATGAAATGGAAGGCAACAACGGCAAGATGACCGGCAATTGGATTGCCGCCATTTCGCCGAAGTCAGGCGCACCGGCACCGGCCAAGAAGGCGGAGCCTATGCAACTCGACGATGAGGTCCCCTTTTAGGGCTGGAAGGGACGGGGGCGGTCGCGAGGCCGTCCCCACTTTTAAGAGGGGCCAATGGAACAGCGTAGCGAAGAATGGTTTAACGCCCGCAAGGGCCGCGTCACGGGATCGGCTGTCGGAGCGATCCTTAATTTGTCGCCGTTTTCAAATGAGAAAGATACCATGCGCCGCATGGTGCGCGACTGGCACGGCGCACCTAGAGAATTTATTGGAAGTTTTGCGACTGATTGGGGTGTTGCTCATGAAACTGGTGCGATCAGCCAATTTGAAATGAGCACCGGCGTTACGGTCGAGAAGTGCGGTTTTTATGAATACGAGGACTGGCTGGGCGCGAGCCCAGACGGGCTTGTCGGCGCGACAGGACTGGTCGAGGTCAAGTGTCCGTTTGGGTTGCGAAACAACCCCAAGCCTGTTTTTAAGACGGCGAAGATGCAGCCGCATTATTATGCTCAGATGCAGGTTCAACTTTACGTGACCAACAGAAGCGTCTGTTACTTTTACCAGTGGGCACCGAATGGAGACGAGCTTGAGATCGTGAAGTTTGACAAGGGCTATATGGATACAATCTATAAGCCTCTCAGAATGTTTTATGAGCAATATTTAATTGAACGTGAAATGCCAAATGCAGGGAAATATTTAGATGGGCAAGCGCAGTAGTTTCAAGCGTCACAGGCTCGATCTTTATGAGACGCCAGAGGAAGCGGTCCTGCCTCTTCTGAAACACCTTAAACCAAAGTCTTACTTTGCCGAGCCGTGCGCCGGTAATGGTGCCTTGATCAAGATATTGAGCAAGCACGGTCACAAGTGCGTTGCCGCGTATGACGTCGATCCGCAACACAAGATCGTCGAGCAAGCCGATGCCGTATTTCTTAATAAGGACGACATGAAACGTGCTGACGTTGTCATTACAAACCCGCCTTGGGGTCGGGAAGTATTGCACCAGATCATTGAGCGCTCATTCTTTTGGGGGCCGACATGGCTGCTGTTTGACGCAGACTGGATGCATACAAAGCAAGCGATCCCGTATCTGAGCCGATGCCACAAGATCGTGGCCGTCGGTCGCGTCAAATGGTTTGGCAAGACACTCGGCAAGGACAATGCCTGCTGGTATTTGTTTGACGAATCCCCAACAGAAACAATTTTTGTAGGGCAATGATGCTTAGACCATACCAACAGAAAGCGCATGACGCGATCATCGACTGGATCAAGAAGACGCGCGAGCCGTGCTTGATTGAGGCTGCGACCGGCGCAGGCAAGAGCCATATTATTGCGGAGGTTGCCAATACTATTCACCGCATATCAGGCGGCAAACACGTCCTATGCCTCGCGCCGAGCGCCGAGCTAGTGATCCAGAACAGCGAGAAATATGCCGCGACCGGGAACAAGTTCTCAATTTTTTCTGCAAGCGCCGGATCAAAGTCGTTGCGGCATCCGGTCGTCTTCGGGACGCCGGTGACTGTGCACAACCGAATCAAAAAGTTCGGCAGCCAATTTGCTATGGTCGTCGTCGACGAGTGCCACGGCATCACGCCGACAATCAAATCCATCATCGAGAACATGCGCGAGCAGAACCCGAACCTGCGCGTCGTCGGCATGTCGGCAACGCCATACAGGATGAACACCGGTTACATCTTCGGGCAGTGGCCGGACGGGAAGCCGGTGCCGTCTCATGAGACGGACAAACCATACTTTGCCGCATGCGTCGACCGGATCACTGCTCGACAATTGATCGACATGGGTTATCTGACGCCCCCGAGGCTAGGCGCAATCCACGCCGAGAGTTATCACACGCTCGACATGAAATTGAATAGCCGTGGCCAGTTTGACGCCGCCGATGTCGACCGCGCTTATATCGGTCACGGGCGCACGACGGCTGACATCATCGCCGACGTCGTAGCCCAGAGCCGCGACCGGCAGGGCGTCATGATCTTTGCCGCCACGGTGCAGCATGCCTATGAGTGCCTCGCCAGCCTACCGCAGGAGTTGTCCGCGATTGTGACCGGTGACACTGCAAATCAGGAACGCGCCTCCATAATTGCAAGGTTCAAGGCGCGTGAGATCAAGTATCTGGTGAACGTGTCGGTTTTGACCACGGGCTTTGACGCGCCTCACGTCGACGTCATCGCCATGCTTCGGGCGACCGAATCAGTCGGTCTCCTGCAACAGATCATCGGTCGGGGGCTACGCCTGTGCGACGGGAAGGAAGATTGCTTGATCCTCGACTACGCCGAGAACATTGAGCGACACTGCCCAGACGGCGACGTGTTTGACCCAAGCATCAGAACGATCAAGGCTAAGGAAGAAGGCCAATACATCAAATGCAAATGTCCAATATGCGAGGTAGAAAATGAATACAAA